TACAAATAGATTATTTAATCAACTTGGAATCCCGTCATCGGTATTTGATGGTACTGCTGATGAAAAAACAATGCTCAATTATCAAAATCAAACAATTGAACCGATTATTTCAACAATAGTTAATGCAATGAATTGGAAATTTTTAACGAAGAAGGCACGTACACAAGGACAAGCAATCATTTATTTCAGTGATCCGTTTAAATTTGCAACGGCATCTGACATTGCAAACAATGCTGATAAATTTATTAGAAACGAGATTCTTACCAAGAACGAATTTAGACAGATAATTGGATTTAGACCAAGCGATGATCCAAGTGCCGACGTGCTAAACAATCCAAACATGCCTGACGATAAACAATTATCTGCAAAAATGAATGGTTTAAATGAAAATAATTCAGAAAAAGATGAGGAGAAATCATAATGAGCAAATCCTACGATTTTAGTGGGTATGCTTCAAGGTATAATGTTCTTTGTAGTGATGGACGGACTATTAGAGATGGTGCGTTTAAAGATATGGATGGTCAAGAGGTAACTTTGACATGGGGTCATGATCATAGTACACCAGTAACAGTTCTCGGCAAGGCAATCATTGAACATAGAGAAGACGGTCCATATATTTATGCATCGTTTAATGATACTGAGGAAGCACAGCATGCAAAAGAAGCCGTTCGTCACGGAGACATTAAATACCTTAGTATATTCGCAAACAAGTTACAGCAACAGGCTGGCAATGTAATGCACGGTGTAATTAGAGAAGTCAGTCTTGTATATGGTGGTGCAAATCCAGGAGCCTTTATCGATCATGCAACATTATCACATGGTGATGGTACGTATGATGAGGTCGATAATGAGGCTCTTATTTTTATGGATGGAACTATTGATGAATTAGAACATTCTGACAAAAAGGAGAGTGAAGACGTGGAAGAAAAAGAGAAAGATAAAGAGAAAGATAAAGAAAAAGAAAAAGAGAAAGATAAAGACGAAAGAACAGTCGAGGATGTAATTAATGAGATGACTGAAGAGCAACTTGATGTTCTTTCATTCCTTATTGATAAAGCGGTGGAAGAAGCAAACGCTGAATCTAAAGATAATAGCAAAGAAAATGATTCTGTTAAACATTCTTATGAAGGAGATGAAAATATGAGTTATAATGCATTTGAAAATCATGATACTAGATCAACTGTAATCACACATGCTGATCAGGGTGAGATTCTTAAAATGGCAAAAGACAACAGGTGTGGAACTTGGAAGAATGCCATGAAAATTTACATGGACGAAAACGATATTCTTCAGCACGATGATGATGGTAATCCGTCTGTTGAAACGAGTATGGTTGCTGCTGGATTTGACAATGTTACAGCACTGTATCCGACAATGTCTAACAACCCGGCTGATGCTGCTTATACAAGTTTCACAGCAATGCTTCCTGAGTTTAAGGATGTTCGTGGTGGTATGCCGCCTGAACTTATTACTTATGATAACTCTTGGGTAAGTACTGTTATGAACGGTGTTCACAAGCTGCCATTCAGCCGTATTAGAACTTCTCAGATTGACATTCGTGATGCTGAAAAGCGTGAAGCACTTCGTGCAAAAGGTTATCAGAAGGGTCATAAGAAGAAAAATACTGGCAACATCAAAATGGCTAGACGTACAACTGATCCTCAGACAGTTTATGTTAAGAATGAACTTCACCGCGATGATATCATCGATATGGTAGACTTTGACTATGTAAGGTATCTGTATGGTATTGATGAAATGATGCTTAAAGAAGAACTTGCAACAGCTATTCTCTTTGGTGATAGTAGGGATGATGCTGATGAGGATAAGATCTTCCCGGAACATATCAGACCAATTTGGACAGATGACGAACTGTACACAAGACATATTGAACTTGATGTTGAAGCAGCTCGTCAGGAACTTCAGGGAACTGAGACAGGTAGTTACTTCGGCGATAGCTATGTTTATGCAGAAGCTATGATTGAAACGCTGCTTAATGCTCGTGAAGATCATCTTGGAACTGGAACACCTGATCTGTTTATTACACAGGCTATGCTGAATAAGATGCTTCTTGCACGTGATCGCAACGGTCGTAGGATTTATTCAAACCAGGCTGAACTTGCAACAGCACTTAATGTCGGACGTATTATTACAGCTAAGCAGTTTGAGAATCGTGTAAGAACGGATGGCGATAATCAGCAGTGGAAGATGGTTGCTATGCTTGTTAATCTTGCAGATTACTCTGTTGGCCATACAAAGGGCGGCGAAGTAACACACTTTACACAGTTCGATATTGACTTCAATAAGCAGAAGTCCCTGATTGAAACAAGACTGTCTGGTGCTCTTACTCGTATTCAGTCCGCTATGGTTATCGAAGAAAAATATGAGGCGTCAAACCCTTAATGAGCTTGTCTGTAAAGGGAATTGTTGATGCAGACAATGCTGATCTGTTTGGTTTAAATGCATCAGATCTTCAGAGCAACATTGTTGTTGGCAGAAACAATATTAGAGGTACTTTAAAATATGTAAGCGATTATAGTAGTGCTTTCGGTGGAGATCTATCACACGGAAACTATATGGCATTACATTGTGAAGTCCCGAACGAAGACGATGTAACGATCACTGTTACTGTAACAAATCCTGTGACACTTGATGAAAGCGGTGATGTCGTTCTTCGAATTGCAGACAAGGACACGCAGACCATTACGGTCGTGGCGAGTAAAGACGGATACAATGATGTGACTAAGGTATTTACATTGAATAAATTAACAGTTTTATCTGAATAAAATCAAAATGGAGGTTCATATGGCAAAGTATTATGGACAAATCGGATTTCTTCAAACTGTAGAAAAAGAAGGAAGCGTATGGACTGAAGAAATCGTTGAAAAAACATACTATGGAGATGTATTTAGATCTAATTTAAGGAATGTAAATACTTCGGATAAACTGAATGATGATGTTACCATAAGCAATGAAATAAGTATTGTTGCTGATAACTTTGCCTATGAAAACTCACCATATATGAAATATGTAACATACATGGGTGTCAAATGGAAAATCAATTCTATATCCATCGGGCACCCTAGAATTACACTTTCTATTGGAGGTATTTACAATGGCCCAGAAGAAGATACAGAATCGGAGACTTGAATTAGATGATATATTCCGAGGGCTAACACCAAATGTATATTTTCAACCCCCGGAAAGTACAAAAATGAAATTTCCTGCTATCAGGTACAAAAGGACTGCTTTCGACACAACGTATGCCGATAACAGTCCTTATTTAATTGAAAAAGCATACGAAGTTACTGTCATAGATAAGAATCCTGACAGTGAAATCGTTGATGCTATATCCAAACTTAAATATGCAAGACACATAAGATTTTTCACAAATGACAACCTAAATCATGATGTATTTCTCATTTATTTTTAAGGAGGAGAAAAACTATGGCAAAAATTACATGGGATAATGTAGGCGAACGTTTTTATGAAACTGGTGTAGACCGTGGCGTACTGTATGTATATGATTCAACACAAAGTTCATACGGTAATGGTGTACCGTGGAACGGTCTGAGTGCTGTTAATGAATCACCGTCTGGTGCTGAACCGACAGCCATTTGGGCGGACAATATTAAATATCTGAACCTGATGTCTGCTGAAGAATATGCCGCTACTATTGAAGCATACACATATCCTGACGAATTTGAGGAATGTGACGGTTCTGCATCTATTGCAACAGGTGTTAATATTGGTCAGCAGAAGAGAAAGCTGTTCGGTTTCTGCTACAGAACTCTTATTGGTAACGACGTTGATGGAACTAAGAAAGGATACAAAATTCATATTGTTTATAACTGCCTTGCATCACCGTCTGAAAAGAGCCATTCCACAGTTAATGATAGTCCTGAAGCAACTACAATGTCTTGGAGTATTTCTACAACACCGCTTCAGGTAACTGGATTTGATCCGACTGCTACTATTGAAATCGATTCCACAAAGATTGATTCTGCAAAACTTACACTTATTGAAAACAAACTGTATGGAACTGATGCTGATGCTACTAACAATACAGAAGGAACAGCACCGACATTCCTGCTTCCTGACGAAATCATCTACATTATGACACACAATTAATAAAAATTAATAAGGATTCATAAAAATTATATTGTAAAAATCAAAATGGGC